AGACACTTGTGTTCGTAAAGTCTTCTCTCAGGAATTGTTAAACCCTAATTATCTCTGTGATGGAGTTATATGGAGTGCCCATGGATCCATGCCTTCTGGCAGTTTCTTTACTACTATGTTCAATACGATTAATAACAACTTAATCTTAAGATATGCTATTGTTGGAGCTGCTATAGGGGTGGACCATCGTATAGCTGGTGAGATGGACTATGTTCATGTAGTTTCGTTGTTAGAGAAGGAAGCTCGTTTCATAGCTCTGGGTGATGACAATATTTGGTCGTTGCGCAGTACTCTCAAAGACCTTGTTACACCTGGTAAAGTTGCAGCTATTTTGTCTGATTTAGGTTATACTTACACCGCGGCAGATAAAACTGCCTTAAACACTGAATTTCGCGATCTGAAACATTGTACTTTTCTTAAACGTGGTTTCTATATAGCTGATAAAACTGTGTTGGCTCCACTTGATATGGAAACTATTAAGGAAATGCCATATTGGACTAAACGGAATTCACCACCAGATAATGAATATGAAGTTCTTACTCAAGCTTTATATGAATTGTCTTTGCATTCACCAGATCATTTTAATGCCTTGGCTCCTAGATTTATAGAGGCTAGTCATAAGTGTTTTGGTAAACCACCTCCGTTTGTTACCCATCGATCTTGCAGGGCTAAGATACGGACTATGGAAGCTATGTATTGAGCTTCCTAATCAGCGAAAGTAGTATAGTTGTAATTGTAAAACTACTGTAGATCTGATTGAATATGGTGTAATCTATTTAGATTAGGGATGCACCGCAGCAGTCCTGCAATATCCCTTCAATTACTAGGCATGAATATTGATTCATCTCTCATGCTGAATTAAGTGAATCACTGATAACAATACAAATAATGAATCTGAGATAGAAAGGATGGGCAACCATGGTGGTGAGCCTTCTTCCTCATTGACTCAACAAGTCACCACCACATTCGTCGATGATGCTGAAGTCGTTAGAACAGTTTATCCTAGGGCTATGTCCGGGGTATCTGGTCTGTCTGTTTCGGCAGTTGATGAGCCAAGTATAAGATCTTTCTTGGCAAAACCATATTTAGCCGCTTCCTATTTATGGACGGCTTCTGATGTCATAAATACCCCTATTATGACATACATTACAGCAAATGTGACTGGTATAGCTGCTTGGCAAGCTAAGCTGTACGGTTATAATTTGTTTCGCGGTACGCTTAAAGTTAAGATAGTTATTAATGCACAGCCTTTTCAGGCTGGTCGCTTATTGATACATGTCTTACCTTTTGTTACTGCTAGTCCC